TTTGCTTCTGGATTCTGTCAATCTCTTCCTCTTCGGAGCCAGATATCCAAGCTGATTCATCAGCTATACACAATAATGTGTACGAGCGAACAAGAGGTTGTATTCCTTTCTTGTTCATGGTAGCATCACGAAATACTTCGTCCTAACACACCTGCCACCAACCACACATCGCTGTGCGGCATCTCCTAGTGCTGGGCCTTGTCGCCGGGCTTGCCCTATTCTGTGTTCGCCCCGTTTTTAGCCGTTTCCTACACAGACGGAAACAAGTATACACGACTTCTGCAAAATGTCAACCCCTTGACAAGAACAAAATTCGATGGTACTATTTGCTGACTAAAAATCGTCCGGTTCAGACCTGTAAAAATCTGTCCGGGTCTTAACCATATGGAGGTCAAATGGATAAAATTTTTGCTTTTGCAAGAGAAATTGAAAAACGATGTAAAGAGAGAGACACGTCAGCAACCGTTGAGGTTCACACGTTACGTTTGACAATGAATGGTGCTGAATATAGAATGGTTATTCGTTCAAGTTGTGGGGTTGATGTGTACGACTTCGATCCATTTACAGGTGAGTGGTTCATAGTATATGTGGCATAATCAAGACGGTATTGACAAAATTATGGAGAATCTGAAAAGATTACCAATAGAGTTCCTAGACAAATTGCATCTTGCAATCTCAGTAGAGATTCAAGAGAGACTTTTGAATATGGAACAAATGAAATCTGAACGAACGCCAGTGAGGCTTTCCGTGGTAAAGGAGGATTAGATGGGTAACGCTATCGGTAAAGAAAGGTGTCCTCGTTGTGCAGATAATGGTAATGACAAGTCAGGGGACAATCTTGTGATCTACGACGATGGAGGGAAGGTTTGTTTCCGTCCCGGTTGCGGCTACACTGTCCTGTCCGATGACTACAAAGCAAAGTATGGAGGGTATGAATTAGTGGGTAAACCGTTTGATGAAAGTGTTTCTGCAAAGATCAGAAACTATACCACAGACCCTAATGGGTTCCGTGGATTGACTAGAGATACGTGTACCAAGTTCCGAGTAAGACACGTTTTCAACGACCGCAACGAAGTGGTTGAGCAGTATTATCCTGCCACAATTAACTATGAACTGTCTGGATACAAGGTACGCAAAAATCCGAAAGACTTCGATGCTTACGGTACGACAGGTAAAGCCTGTGATATGTTCGGTCAGGCAATCTTCCGAAACTCAAACTCAAAGACTGTTATCATCACTGGTGGTGAGCTTGACGCCATGTCAGCCTACCAGATGCTGCATGACTATCAGAAGGCAAAAGGTAATGGTGAGTTTGAGCCTGTTCCGGTTGTAAGCTGCACAGTTGGTGAAGGTGGTACGGCAAAGCAGATTCAGGCACATTACGAATGGTTCAGTCGATTCGACAAGATCATTTTGTGTCTTGACAATGACGAAGCAGGTAAGCGTGCTGCAGAAGAGTGCATGATGGTTCTCCCGAAAGGGAAGGCATACCGTCTGGATATGACTCTGAAAGACCCTAACAAGTACCTTGAAGAAGGCCGTGGTCGAGAGTTCGTTGCTGCTTATTGGGCAGCTAAACCAATTATCCCAGCGGGTGTTATTGGTTCAGATGACCTGTACGACCGTGTTATTGAGAACGTGTCAACAGAGTGTATTCCTCTCCCAGATTTCATGGAAGAGCTTGCTGAAATGATGGGTGGTGAAATTCCACTCGGTTACATTGTGAACTTTGCATCGGCCTCAGGTGCCGGCAAAACCACCGTAGTAAACGAAATGATCTACCATTGGATTTTTAATTGCCCTGTACCAATCGGTGTAGTGTCAATGGAGCTGGATGCTGGGCAGTATGGTGAAACCATGCTCAGTCGCCACCTCGGTAGAAAGATTTCGCTTATTCCGGGTAAGCAGGCAAAACTGGAATATCTACAGTCTGAGTATGTTCGAAACAAGGCACGAGAGTTGTTCCGCAAGGAAGATGGTAGTCCACGTTGGCACTTGGTTGATGATCGGGATGGTGGTCTTGAGACAATTCAAGCAACCGTTGAGCAACTGATCATTTCCTGTGGATGCCGCGTGATTATTCTCGACCCTTTGCAGGACTTGCTGGACGGTCTGAGTAACGAAGATCAAGCTGTATTTATGCGCTGGCAGAAGCGTATGGTGAAGAGCCACAAGGTTACTTTCATTAACATCAGTCACGTCCGTAAGAACAGCACTGGTCAACAGGCAAATTCAACTGGTGCTTTCTTGTCGGAAGAAGATATGTCTGGTAGTTCGACAATCTTCAAGTCTGGTGGCGCTAACGTACTATTCGGACGTAACAAGTATGCGGAAGACCCTGTTGAACGTAACACGATTACTGCAGTTATGTCGAAATGTCGTTGGACGGGCTTGACTGGCCCTGCAGGTCAGTGGTATTATGACAACATCAAACACACAATGATGTCTAAGCGTAAGTGGGTAGAAGATAACAACCATATTCCAACTGAAGAAGCATTTGCGGAAGCAGAGACTATGGCGAACAAACTTCTGAGTGCAGCAAGCGCATTGTCTGTGGGTGATGTGGAGTTCGAAACATGAGGGGAGCAATCCCCTCTTTTATTTAGGAGGTTTGATGATTAAGTGGTTGAAACGTCTTGTACGTCCCAAATATGATATTCTATATGACATTGAGACTTTCCCAAATGTATTCACTATGGCAGTCATCAAGACCGATAAGACTGGTGGTAAAGTCTTTGAAATCAGCGAACGCAAAAATGACTGTCAAGAACTTGTTGATTACATGCGAGAGTTGGTTCGATCTGGTGCTAGGATGGTTGGGTTCAACAACAAGGGCTTCGACTATCCGGTCTTGCATTACATTCTGGGGAAGGCTGCAGAGGCCAAGGAAAATGGTAAATTCTTCTACATCGACGCCAACTCGATTTATCGCAAGGCAATGTCGGTGATTGAAGCACCCGAGGATGAAAGATTCTCCATCATCATCCAAGACTCAAAAGAGTTTGTACCACAGCTTGACTTGTACAAGATTCATCACTTTGACAATAGTGCAAGGGCGACCAGCTTGAAGATGTTGGAGTTTAACATGCGGTCGAAAAACATTGAGGACTTACCTTTCCCTGTTGGAAAATACTTGACAGCAAGTGAAATTGATATTCTGAAGAAATACAACTGCCACGACGTTCTTGAAACACTCAAGTTCTATCATGAAACATTGCCACTGATTGATATGCGTACTCAGTTGAGCGAGAAATATAACATGAACTTCATGAACGCAAACGACACTAAGATTGGTAAGGATTACTTCATCGCTAAGATTGAGGAAGCTGCACCGGGAAGTTGCTACGAACAAATTGGTGGTCGTCGTAAGATGCGTCAAACACATCGCCGGGGCGGCATCAAGGTTAAAGATATTATCTTCCCATATGTGGCGTTTGAACGTCCTGAGTTTCGAGCTGTTGTAGAATGGTTCAAGTCTCAAACCATCAAGGAAACAAAGGGTGTATTCACTGATATTCTTGAGAAAGACTTGGGAGAGGTTGCCAAATATGCTGAAATGGTGGTGAAGAAGGAGAAACTAAAAACCAAACCTACAGACGAAGAAATTGCTAAGTTCAAGGCAAACAATCCGCTGTGCTGGGTTGAAGAGATTGAGCTAAAGGCAAAGCTTCCAAAGAAGGATGGTGGTGGTTTCAAGAAAGCCTATTGGTTGAACTGGAATGTGGCAGAGTGTCTAAATGTAGTTGTGGACGGACTCCGATACGATTTTGGGACAGGTGGCTTGCACGGATGTCATGCTGCGGGAGTTTTTAACTCAGATGAAACATATGTATTCGTAGACAAAGATGTTGCGTCCTATTATCCAAATATGGCGATCAGCAATCGTGTTTATCCTGAGCACCTTGGTGAAGTGTTCTGTGATATCTATGAGGATGTTTACAATCAACGTAAGTCTTTTGCTAAAGGTACTCCAGAAAACGCTGTGATGAAGCTTGCTCTGAATGGTGTATATGGTGACTCCAACAACCAGTACAGTGTGTTCTATGACCCACAATACACTATGAGCATCACCATCAATGGTCAGTTGTCCCTTTGTATGTTAGCTGAAAAACTAATAAAAGAGGCTAATGCTGAAGTATTTATGCTGAATACTGATGGATTAACTTATAAAATCAAAAGGGAGGATTACCATTTGGCTGAGAAAGTGTGTGAGGAATGGTGTAATACCACAAAATTACAACTGGAAGGATGTAATTATGCAAAAATGTGCATACGAGATGTCAATAACTACATAATGGTATATGAAGATGATTGATTCAGAACTGGTTAGAAAATTATTCCACTATGATTATGTCACAGGTGAATTTAGGAGAATCGGTAGGCTTAAAAGCAACGGAACTATTGCAACTTGTGATTTTGTTGGTTCTGCAACATCCATACACGGATATCTTCAATACACTATTAAAAATAAAACATACGATGTACACCGACTAATATTTCTATACGTTGATGGCGTTTTTCCAGATTGCGATATTGACCACATCGACGGCAACCGTAGAAATAATGCATTTTCAAACCTGAGAAAAGTTTCTAGGTCTGAAAACTTGAGAAATGTCGGGAAGAAAACTACTAACAAATCAGGTAGAGTCGGTGTAGGGTTTGATGCAAAAACGAACAAATGGAGAGTTTGGATTCAGTCTGATTTTTATGGTGGATTTGACACATTTGAACAGGCTGTAGCCTTCAGGATCAAGGAAGAAACTGCTCGTGGATTTTCTGAACAACATTATGTTAGGGAGATTTGGAATGAAAATTAAACGCAAGGGTGCATATGAGTATGCTAATCTTGATTGGCATAAAAACCACGGCGGTCTGGTTATTCCTATGGCTGCTGAACATGCTCTGGTGCATGGTGGTTCGGTTGAAGAGTTCATTTACGATCACGGTGACAAGTGGGACTTTATGTTGCGAACCAAAGTGCCTCGTTCTTCGCGCCTCGTGCTTGAAGTTAATGGTCAAGAACTTCCGCAGCAAAACATCTGTCGTTATTACGTGAGCAAGGCGGGTGGGGCATTGGTGAAGATCATGCCACCACTTGAAGGTAAGGAAGAAGAACGTCGAATTGGAATCGAAACAGGTTGGTCAGTGAAGACTTGCAACAACGCTGATTCGTTTGAGTGGGATATCGACTATTCTTATTACATCGAGGAAGCACGCAAGTTGGTTGATCCACTTTTTGCTGAAAAAGTGCTTGACACCACTGCCTGATTTTGGTATAATCCCTCACATCAACTAATTGGTTGAGGGATTCATTTTGTCTGATAAAGGAGGATATGTGCGTAACAGTAAAGCAAAGGCTCTTCGTCGTGAGGCGAAACAAATGACTGCAGGTAGCACACTGGAACAGGTTGCTTACAGTGAAACTAAATACTACAAAGTGGTGTCTGGTCTGATGGGTAACGGGGTGGTTGAAGTTTACACTCGTCGTCTTACTGACAGTGTTCGTAAGGTTTACAAACTGCTGAAGAAAATGGAGGGTTAATATGGCTAAGAAAATCAAATACAGCTATGATGTAATTCATCGTGAGTCTGGCAAGGTTCTTTGGGAAGGCGCACCCACTCGGGAAATGGCCCGTGAGGAAAAACGTTTCCTTAAAGAAATTGATGGAGTAGACGCATACATTCGTCAAAACATCTTCGTCCACAAAACAGCGCGAACTGTCCGCTGAACACTAACTGTTAATAAAGGAGAAATTCTAAATGTTTAACGCATACGGTGCTACCACCACAGCAAAAGCAACTACTGAAAACAACGTTGACTTCAACGAAATTAACAAGTACGTGGTTGAGACTGCAAAACTCTATGAACGCGAAACACTGGTTGGTTATGTTGCACAGATCGTTGATCTGGGTACTCAGAATCTGCCGGATGCTGAAAACGTGTTCAAGGGAACCCCGGAACAGGAAGCAGAAGAAACTGCCAAGTACCCAGACACTTACTTCAAGGATGGTATTGACCCAGACACCAAGCAGAAATGCCGTCTGAAATGCTACCCACAGAAGCCGCAACAGTGTGTTGCCTTCGCCATTGACTTCCCTGAAATCATTATTGATAAGGGTCAGTTCTTCGGTGAGAGCAAGCCACTTCCTCTGCGTCTGTGGATGGGTGGTCAGTTCTACACTGAAGGTGCCGGTATGGTGATCGGTCGTCCGACTCCGCTGAAGGTAACCAATCTGGACAAGACTCGCAAAACCAAACTTTGGTCGATGGCTCAGAACAGCCTGCCGTACAAGATGGCTGTGGCTGCAAAACTGATCAAACCGGGTGAGGCTTTCCTGCCACAACGAATTGATGAACTGCTAGGTAAGAGTTTCCAATTCAGTGCTCAGGTTTGGTTCAAAGAGTCGAAAGGTAAAGAGTATTACACTGAGTATGTCAATTTTGTAGGTGCGCTCGGTCGTGGTCAAAAGGAAGCAGAACAACTGACTACACCTTATGTTGTTCAGTTCAACGAACAAAATCCGGATGAAGCTATCCGTGAGCTTCGTGCTCATGTTGTGAACACGATCAAACGTGCTAACAACTACCAAGGTAGCAAGATTCAGGCTCAGATTGAGGCTCTGCGTGGCAAGAAAGATGCTCAAGCTCCTTCTGCCCAACCAGAAGCGCGCCCTGCTCCGCAGAACAATGACGATTCGTTTGACGATAGTTCGGAATTGCCCTTCTAGTATGAAGGTTTGTTTTAAGTGCGGGGCTGAAAAGCCCCTCTCTGACTTCTATAAGCATCCTCGAATGGTTGATGGACACGTTAATAAGTGTAAAGAGTGCAACAAAAAGGATGTTAGAGAGAACAGACTGGACAAGAAAGACTATTATGACAAATATGATCGAAATAGACCTAATCATGAAGAGAGGGTGAAAAAGGCGTCTGCTAGAGTTAAAGAGCTTTGGAAGAGTGATGAAAGCTTCAAACAGAATATTGTTAACCATAAGCAAAAATGGTTAAATAACAACCAACATAAACGAAAGGCTCAGTATGCGGTCAGTAACGCCCTTCGTGATGGTAAATTGTTTAAACCAGATATTTGCGAGCATTGTGGAACGTCTGAAAAGAAGATTCAAGGTCATCATTGGTCTTATGAATCCGAGCATTGGTTAGATGTAATTTGGCTTTGTACAAGCTGTCATGGTAAGGAGCATAAACGGTTGAATGAATTGGGGCGCGATCCTGATAAAGTTTCACTGCCGTTCTAATCTAAATCGGGGCTGGAAACAGCCCCTTATTTAAGGAGAGATAATGAATAAGTCTGGTGGAATTAGTTTCCTCGGTCTGCTTGCTATCCTATTTATCGGATTGAAGTTGACTGGTTATGTTACTTGGAGTTGGTGGTTGGTATTACTTCCACTGTACATCGTTCCGTTGATTATTATCGGAATAGCAGCGGTTGGTGGACTAATTTTGTGGTGTGTTAATACTTGGAATGGGAGGTACTAAATGAGTGAACTTACAAAAGAGAATCTGTTTAATCGGGCTAAGAATATTTTCACTGAAGTGATTACACTTGAGAATGATGTCGATGCACTGATTGATGAATTTACATACGACGAAGATGAAAATCCGAGTGGTATCGACAAGAAAGAAGTTCGTGCTGTAGTCAAGGCTGCTGAAGTCTACGCACGCAACAATGTGGAAAAAGTAGAAGATAAGATTGCTCGTGAACAAGAGTTCCTTGAACTCTACCGCGATCTTTCTGGTGAATACTCCTAGTGGGTAGGAAAGTTAAGACCGAGCCATCTTCGGATGGCTTCTTCAATTCTGGTGGGATACACAAGACAAGAATTGACGGTAAGAAAACAAAAGTTTGCAGAATTTGGGAAAATATGCGACAGAGATGCGGGTTGCCTGCACTCAAGGAAAGATGTAAATCTTATGAGCAGGTGACTTGCTGTGAAGAGTGGTTGGACTTCCAAGTTTTTGCAGAATGGTTTGAAAACCAGAAAAAATCTGGATATTATCAAGATGACTACCATCTTGATAAGGACATTCTGGGTCGTGATTCAAAAACTTATTCGCCTAGCACCTGTTGTTTCATCCCTAGAGAAATAAATAACGCTCTTGTGAGAAGAAATAAAGATGGAACATGGGGTGTTCATAAGTCAGGTAACTACTTTAAAGTAAAAACAAATTGGTGCGAAAGTAAAAGATTTATTCATGAAGAAGATGCTTTTCTCTACTACAAGAAAGAGAAAGAACGGCACCTGAAATTCATTGCTGAAAAGTATAAAATGACTATTGACCCGTTGGTGTATCAGAAACTAATCACTTATGAGGTTGTAAAATGATTGCAGTAATAGACATGGATGCAATAAAATATGCGGCAGCGGCGGTTGGTGAAAAGAGAAAAATCCTAGTAACCCACAAAGCTTCCGGTAGAGAAATGGAGTTCAAGAATAGAACTGAGTTCTACGGAAGGAACAAGAAAGAGGGTTGGCTCGGTAAACGTAATGAGAACCGAACATCCCCATTCGAAGTAAATGAGTTTGAGATTACAGATATTCAAGTTCCAGAACCAGTTGAAAATGCCTTGTTTGTTGCTAAATCATCGCTCGAAAAAACAAAAAAAGCAATCGGGGTGAAGGAGCATGTAGGATTTGTTGGCGAAGGCGAATCATTTAGAGTTGAAGTATCTACCATTCTCAAATACAAAGGACAGAGAGCGGATATGTTGCGCCCAGTTCATCTTGACGCTGTTTCTGATTATCTAGTCACTCGTCTTGGTGCAAAGGTGGTTACAGGGATTGAGGCAGATGATGCTTGTGTGATTGAGTGTTATAATACAGACAACGTGTTGTGTGCAATCGACAAGGATGCTTATGGTACACCCTCAAGGGTTTTTAACCCAAACCGTCCAGATGAGGGCATCGTTAATTGTGATACGTTCGGCAAACTATGGTTGAGTGATGAAGGGCAAGTTAAGGGATATGGAAGAATCTTCTTTTATTTCCAAGTAGCCAGTGGTGACTCAATCGACAACTACAAGGCAAACTCTGCATCAAAGATTAAGTGGGCAGAAAAGAGTGCATACGCTGCGTTGAAAGACTGCACAAATGATGTTGAAGCAAGAAACGCTCTTGTTGGAGTTTATCAACACCTGTACTCTGAACCACAACAGGTTAGGGGTTGGCGTGGTGATATGATTGAAGTTGATTGGCTGTACATGCTAACTGAGAACTTCAACATGGCTCGCATGATGACAAGCTTAGAAGATAGTGTATATTGTCAAGACCGTATCAAGTTGGAGTTCGGATTGATATGAAACAATTTGAACCTTGGAGAGATTTTCCTCAAATCTGGAGCACTCAATCAAAGTTCATGAGTTGGGTACGTGGTGGGATTCGAATGGGGTTGTGGAAGAAACACCCCGTCAAGCTGGAGTTTATTAAAAGAAATACAGTGATGATCGAAAACACAAATCCGAGAAGTATGAAGCGTTTTCCGATGGTTAAGGCTTTCAAGTGTGCCATTTGTGACGGTACGTTCAGTGCAACGAAGATTGAAGTAGACCACATTGTAGGTAACTCGTCTTTGAAGACGATGGATGACGTTAGGTCTTTTATAGAATCTATGATTCTAGTCACCTTCGATGACTTACAGATCGTTTGTCATGATTGTCACGACATTAAGACTCATGCCGAGAAACAGGGAATTACTTTCGAAGAAGCTAAGATAGAGAAGCAAGTAATTGCCATCTGTAAGGGGTCTACAAGCTCCGTGAAAGCGTTTTTGATTGAAAGAGGTATAACCCCTGCGGGTAACGCAGAACAGCGTAAAAAGCAGGTTAGAGAGGCTTTGAAGAGGGAGGTTACGAATGAGTAAAACTATTTTAGTAATAGGTGATACACAGGTAAAACCGGGTGAATCACAGGAACACATTGAACATATTGGTAAGTATATCGTAGATAAAAGACCCGATATTATTGTATGTATCGGTGATTGGTTTGACTTCCCATCTTTGTCCAGTTATGATAAAGGTAAGAAGAGTTTTGAAGGGCGGCGACTAATTGAAGACTTGCGGGTAGGACATGAAGCAATGGTCAAACTATTGGAGCCGTTGAAAAAGCTACAGTCCAATCAGAAATTGTATCGCAAAAAAGTATATCAACCAAGAATGGTATTTACAATGGGTAACCATTGTGACAGGTATGATAGGTTGGCGAATGACATGCCAGAGCTTTCCGGTTTCGTTGGGACGGAAACCTTAAATCTTGAACAATATGGCTGGGAAGTATACCCTTTCCTCAAGCCAGTAGAGATTGAAGGCATCTTCTTTGTGCATTATCTCGCTAACCCAATGACAGGTAGACCCTATTCGGGCACTGCACTGGCTCAATTAAAGACAGTTGGTAGAAGTTTTGTGGCGGGACATAAACAATGTTTGGATATGGCAATCCATCCTACGCTTGACGGTAAGTTGCAAATTGGAATTATCAACGGGGCATCGTATCCGTTTGATGAAGCTTACAAGGGGTATCAGGGTAACTCTCATTTTCGAGGAATCATTGTACTTCACGAAGTTGAGGACGGGTCTGCACTCCCAATGCCAGTGTCGTTGAAGTTTCTAAAGGAAAAATATGGTCAAACATAATAACTGTTCTAATTGTGAAACTGCCCCTAGACTCAACACCCTTTAAAGGTGTTTAAAGTAAACATGAGAAGGAGAAATATGATGGAAAATAAAGAAATCGAAGTAGAGAAAAACACTGAGCAATTTGAACACGAAGTAAACATTGACTCAGAGTTTCTGAATCACCTTAACACTTTCATTTCTGAGAACTATCCAGACTTGACAGTAATTGAGGTTTATGGTAATCTTAAAACCCTAACCGAAATCATTGCTGAAACAGCAGGAATTGTTGAGGATTGACAGTGATTAAACGGGGAAGTTCTTTAGACTTCATTCATGAGGTTGAATCTGTTCAGAGCGAAAGAGCAAGTGAATATGAACAAGATGGTGGTGAAAGAAGCGTTGAACAAATTGTAAGAGCCTTCAATTCAATCACTCGTAAAAACTTGACGGAAGAAGAGGGTTGGTTATTTCTAACCCTCTTAAAGATGGTTCGCGCTTGGAATACAAGCGAATATCATCACGACAGTGCGTTGGATATGGTTAGTTATGCGAGCCTCACTGCAGAGGCTCTTTTTAGAAATAAGAAAGGGGGAAATTGATGGGACTAAATGATCTACGTGACGAAGTGTACTCTAATAACGTAAAAGCTGGCTGGTGGACTGATATTACAACTGGTCAACCAAAGGAAAAGGGTAACATTACAGAGATTCTTTCAAAGATTGCACTTATCCACTCTGAAGTGAGCGAAGCTACTGAAGGTGCTCGGAAAGGTCTTATGGATGATCACATTCCAACACGCCCGATGGTGGAAGTTGAACTTGCAGATGCCGTTATTCGAATCCTTGACTTGTGTGGTCACGAAGGCTGGGACATTGAGGGGGCAATCATCGAGAAGCTTGAATATAACAAGAAACGCAAAGACCACACTCTTGCAGCAAGAATGGCAGATGGGGGTAAGAAAGCATGAGCGCAATTACTCCGTTAATTTTTTCCGCAGCGTGGTGTGGTAACTGCACTGTTTTGAAAAATAATCTCAAAGAATCCGGGGTTGTTTTTGATGAAGTGAATGTGGATTCGGATTTAGGTAGGGAAATGGCTATTAAGTATGGCATCCGCAGTCTTCCAACAACCTTGTTTACCGATAAAGAGGGTGTTGTGATCAAGACCATTATTGGTGTTAAACCTGTTTCGGAGTATATGTAATGATATCAGCTAAAATCATCTCTCATAGCAAGAGTTCTGTGACTGGTAAAGAGATTATTACTTACGAACTAATTTACCCTCGCTTTATCCACAGTGAACTAATGACTCATCGTCTGTTCAGTCGTAATGCTGCAAGTAGTCGGGCTATTCCGGTGAGTAAGATGATTGAAATGGTCAGGGACAATCCTGCTGCTCCGATTCATTACGGTAAGAATCAACCGGGGATGCAGGCTAAGGAAGAGCTAACTGGTTGTGATTTGGACGCTACTAAGTCAGATTGGATTACCGCAGCCAAAGCTGCTGCGTCGATTGCTGATCGAATGGTTGGGTATGGCGCTCACAAACAAATCGTTAACCGCATCCTTGAACCTTTTCAATGGATGAAAACTGTAGTTACTTCTACAGAGTGGGATAATTGGTTCTGGTTGCGTAATCATCCAGATGCCCAGCCTGAAATCAAGCGTCTTGCAGAAGTAATGTGGAAAGCTAAAGAGGAAAGTGAACCTGTCCCTTTGTTCCCCGGAGACTGGCATGTACCTTATTATGACAATGGAACGTGGATTGCCGGTGTGGAAGAAATCAATACCTTGGAAGAAGCTCTGGCAATTTCTGCTAGCTGCTGTGCTCAAGTAAGTTACCGTAAACTGGATGACAGCCTTGAGAAAGCAAAAGATATTTTTGCAAAACTGATTGAGAGTAAACCCTGTCATGCAAGCCCGACAGAACATCAAGCCACACCGATGAAGAAAACTCACGCTTATGGGCAATCCCCAGATTTTCACCCATCGGAAAAGGGTACATGCAATCACCCTGCATCTGTACCTAGCTGGGAAGAGGGGGTCACTCACGCAGACCGAAAAGGTAATCTGTGGAGTGGTAACTTCAAGGGTTGGATTCAACACCGTCAACTAATCCCTGACAATGCTTGCTGGAATTATTCTCCTGATGGAGATAAGGAGTAATTATGAGTAATAAAAATATGACCAAAGAAGAACTTCAGATTGATTTTATTCACTCGAACATTGAGAGTATTGCAGTTGTTGCAAACAGATTCAATAACTTCATTCCTGAACTGTTGAAAATGTTTGAAGAGTATCGTGTTAATTCTGAAAAATATGGCATTGAACCGGAAGACCTTACTGTTGCTTCAAAGTTTGTAGAAACGCAACTGCTACCAATGTTGGATGCAGCTGACACCCTTGCAGAGAACTATGCAAAGGATAATGGTATTGATAAAGAAGGTGTTCTCGATGACTGATTTTTCGCTTAGTTTTAGTGACCTTGTTCTAGTTGACGGGTTTAAGAAAGCGGTAATGGAACAAGACATTCAGACGGTACATCGAATCTTATTTGAGAACGGTATGGATGTTAGTAAGAAAGTTAAGATCGTGTCATGTAATCATCGCAATTTACAGGGTAAAGAGTTTAACGGGCCACGATATGAGGGTTATGAACGTCTTGATCAAGCTTGGATAAAAAGTGGTGCTGCAAGCATGGATGCGATTATTGAGAGTTCAAATGACCCTCACATGAGAGTTAAACTTCGAACAATGAGTAAACAAGTCCAACAAGATATTGCGTGGAGTCAAGGGGAGGCTTAATGACTGGAACAGTAGTTGAATATAATGGAATTGTAATCGACTACGCTCGTGATCGCCAGATTCCTGAACAGGGTTTGGCGATGCTTACGGGTGATGGCTTTTACAAGAAAGAGCATGAAATGTCTCCACAAGAGACTTTCGCTCGTGGTGCAACTTGCTATAGCTTTGGTGATTATGAGTTTGCACAACGGATTTACGACTACGTAAGTAATGGATGGTTCACCTTTGCAAGCCCGGTTCAGAGTAACGCAGTTGATATCGACTGGCCAACCTTTACAGAAGACCAGTTTGAAGAGGCTG